CCACCAGCTTGCTGTGGAGCATTTTGCGCGGCTAGTTGCTCAATTGGTAATGGTTGACGCATAACTTGTGCAGCCTGAGGATTACTGCGCATATATCCGCGATCACGCTGTAAACCTTGGGCATACATATTGGCCATAGGGGTAGATGCTGGGCTTTGCTGAACCTGTTGTAACTGTGGATCAGTATACATTTGCATTGGCACAATACCGCCGGGGGCAAGTTTAATCATGCCGCCCTTTTTCTTGGTAGCTTGACCATATAAAGCAGCCGCGCCTAATCCAGCAGTGCCTAAACCAGCTAACTGTGAAACTTGGCTGGGAGGAGCTTGATACATTTGAGTGGTAGATGATTGCATTGGTAGACCACGCAACATAGAGTTCATCAAACCTAATTGTAGGAATGGATATTGCTGCGCTGTAGCGTAGTTTTGAACCGCTTGGTTAATAATGTTTTGTTGATTTGCTTGCTCAATACCACCCTGCTGAGCTTGCGTACCAATAATGCCTTGCTGTGCGGCTAACTGTTGACCACCAATACCAGCCAATTGACCGGCACCCTGAATACCTGTTTGAGCACCTTGTATGCCTAAGTTAGCACCAAACTGCTGTGCTTGTTGAGCAGCTTGGAAAGCGTTGTTATAACCTGTACCGATGGCTTGGTTCATTGCAATATTTTTATTGCGCTCATTCTCGGCAGCCATCAATGCTTCACGGGAACCACCAAAGGCACCGGCTTGTGTAGCTTGTCCTTGTTCTTGTTGACCGGTAATACCATACTGACGGCTAATTTCTTGCAACTGTGGTTGCAACGCAGCATTTAGATACGGATTCATGTACGCTTGAGTAGCGGTGGGGCTGGTTGCTTGATTAGCGTACTGCGCCCCCGCTGTTAATGCTTGGCCGGTTCCTAATGCTGCAGCTCCGGTAGCGGGTGCATATTGACCGGGCATTTGAAGGTTTGCCGCAGAAGATTGAGCTTGCTGTTGGAGGGGGCTAAAACTGGCTACATAATCTTGTGGGTTATTGCTATATGGAACGTATTGATTGAACGTGGTCATGTCAGGCTGGAAAATCTGAGCCTGTGCTGCGTTAAGCATATTACTTACATATGGTTGCGCATAATCCGGAATATTTGTATTCTGGACTGTTGTTTGTGTTGGCCCCGCTGGAGCTGGTGATGGAGATCCGCCGCCCATATTAATTTCCTAACATTTTGGTAAATACTTTGTCTGTTTGTTTGTAACCTAAATACTCAAATAATCTTGAATTATCTAAATGCACTTTAGTGTGCATCACAATTCTTTGTACTCCGCGTTCTTTTAAAACTTGTTCCGCATACTGAAATAACTTAATTCCTACTCTACCTTTGCGATATTCTTTTTTAACAAAATAAATATCTTCTGTGGCAGTTACACAAGACTTATAGTGAAGATGGGGGGATATAAAAAATATAATATATCCAATTAACTCGCCATCTGCCCTGCAAGTAATACAACGCAACATTCCTGCTTGAGCCAGACGTTTATAAGCATCATAGTCTGGTTCGTAATCAAATTCTTTAGTGACACATAATTCTTCATAGTGGTCTGGAAATAAATCATCCATCTCATTTAATACTGCAAATCCGTCTACATCTGCATAAACTAACTGTGTCATGCTGGTAAAAATTTATAGGCTTTAGTATCAGCTGCAATATCTTTTGTTTTTGCGCGCTTAGCTTTAATTCTGTCCATCATGGCATATAAACGCTTGGCGCCAGCATCGGTAGATCCGTTACCTAATTCAGAAACAATCCGAGCTGGAACCACAAACTCACCAGTAGCTAATCTAGCTGGTTGTTTTCCGGCAATCGTAGCAGGAATAGAATCACTTACGCCATCACCGGGGCCACGAAGTAAACGGCCGCCATCAGAAAAATCACCTAGATGAGATTCACCACCTTTAGCGTAACCCATTAAACCGCCTTGTGCCTCTTGCACAATGGCTTGTTTAGATTGTTCTTCTGCCTGCTGCTGTTGCGCCATTACTGGATCTGTATTAATTGCACCAAGCACTCCAGCCTGTGGTAAACCTTTAGCCAGTTTTACTCTGCTAGTTGCTGACAAGTTTTCCAAAATTTTACGGGCGCGGCTGGCTGGATCTAAACGGGCCAACTCTGGTTCGTCATAGTTAATCCCAACATCAGGAGTTGGAGTTTCCATAACTGGACGGCGGGTAGCCATCGCAATACCTTTTTGTACTTCTTGTGAATCTTGAGCCATACTACCGTAATCTGGTCCGCCATCGGCAAAAGCTGCGATACCACCTTTAGCCATGTTGGCTGTCATTTCGCCTGTTAATGGATTGGTTTGTGGTTCATAGCTTGCAGCAACTTGTTGAGCGCCAACTGGCATTTGAGATGGCGTAGCATAACGAGATGTATCTTGTTGGCTCATCGGATAAGCTCCACCGCCAGCAAAATCAAGTTTATCTCCCATTAAACCACCATCAGCAGCGGTAGCAGTGTAAGGGAATTGTTGATAGTTAGGATATTGAGCGTGGTAAGCTGGGTTTGGTTGAGTTGGAAACTGGCCTTGAAAATTTGACGAAATAGATTTTAATCCAAACGGGTTGGTGTTAGAACCAGCTACCGGTGGAACATATGGTTGTTTAGTTAAACTTCCCATTAATAATGGAGCAGATGCTGCTGCAATAGATTTTAAACCTGCTCCAGAGGTTAAATAATTACCAACGCTTTGCATTGGTGTTATTGGAGGGGTTGGAGGGGGATTTGGTAAGCCATTGACATCCACGTTTGCATTTCCTGTTGCCAAGCTACGAGCCACATCACCTTGAGGTGGAACATCTGGCGTAGGAGGAGGGGTTGTAGTGGGGGGAGGAGTAGTTGGAGGAGGAGTGGTAGTTGAAGGGGGCGTCACAATTTCGCCAGTTGTAGGATCTGGTGTTGGTACTGGCGCTGGAGTGCCGGCAGGAACAGCATTGTAAGCTTGTTCAATACCGCCCTCTAAACTTCCTCCGCCCCAAGCGCTCAAACCGGCCATAAGGCCTTGAGTAAGACTGCCTGTCATAGCATAATCTGCAAATCCAATACCACCAGCTACCAACGGCAACATTTCTGGCCCAAGGAATGCCGATGCGGCAGCGCCCAAAGCCATTGGCAAAATAGAGCTTAAAAAACCAGCTTCGGGTAAACCCGTAGATGGGTTGATTGTAAGTGAACCCCCATGCTTTTCTGCTAAATGTTGCATTGCAGCAAGCTCTTTGCCAGTCATGTGAACTAGGTGTGTGTCTTCCCCGCGACCTTGCGATGCTAGGTGATTGGCAATGTGGGCTAGACTCATAGTGATCCTTTAGGGATATTTGGGGTTGATTTTACCATTATGCTGTGCCTGTGGCAATTAAGATGCCCTCAACTGCTATACCAACTGCGGCTGTAGAAGAAGGGGTATTTGCTTGCCATTGAATGTCAGTTGTTGCCGCATAAGCGCGTGGGGCAACCCTATAAGAACTATAGGTGTTTCCAAAAGGTGCTTGAAGCAAAATTGTTACTAATCCAGAACTATTTTTTGTATATACGCGATAAGTGCAATAAGAGCTGGAAAGATTGCCAACTTGGTTGGTGTAAGCATTAACCCTAGTTAAATAAAAAGTATATCCATTAGGCACTGTATAAATTGTAGATTGACTCTTTCCATTTCCGGCTAAAATTTTGGCATATGAAATAGATTTACCCACATTAGATAAAGTTATATCGCCTACAGCATTATTAGTTCCTGTAGTTGTAATGGTATTTATTCTAAAATACGAGCCCACGGTTGTAACGCCAGAAGTACCAGTACATACTAAAGTTTCAGATTTGCTGTTATAACTTCCATCTAAACCAGATATAAGTATAGAAACGGCCGTATCAGAAGCTGAAGAGCTATATAAAACCATAGGAATGGCAGATGGTGGATAAGTATATGTAGCTGCGTTTTCCCAAACTGGAATAAAAGTAGTTCCTACGGATGCTTGATATCCATATATATTAACCACAGAAGTACCAGTAACTAAGCCGCGAGATACCTGTAAATATGGAGGCAAAGCATACGGAGACTCATTCATTGGCACAGAATAAGATGGGTTAGTTGCTGTTCCTGTAGCCACAAGAGATCCTATCGCGTTATCTATTTGATTAAAGTAAAGACGCAAAGCATTAAGCAATTGGTCTTGATATTGTTGAGAATATTCTACTGGCCCGATTGGTAAATTGGGTGCAATAGATGGAATTATGTTTCCGTTATATTGCGTTGCCATTATCTGCGTCCATCCGGTCTTACATCAATTCGTGGGCTACCTAACTGCCAAGCTACGCCAAGTTGATTGGATTCAATTCTAAAAGCCATTTGCCGGCCGCGAAGTCGGGTATAAACTTGGCCTGTAAACTGTTGAACCGTATATTGAGGATATGTTTGATAGTTTTGCGAACTTTGAACAGCTGGATTATCAGCTACCCCATAAGGTGTTCCTGAATTTTCGCGCGGCCGAACCGTCATAGTTACAGTCGGTTGATTAACATTAGAGCCATTAAAATTAACGTCAGGCAAGATACGCCATACAAATCCAAAATTGTGTCCATCCCCAATATCAAAGTCTGAAGATTGAACATAAGAATCTATTGGTAAAGCCGTTGGACCTGAAACGTCATCCGTGCCGTTTTCATGGTAAAGCAACTGACCAGCTCCTCCGGTAATACTCATAGACTCAGAAGAAACAGTCTGTGCATTATTAACTGTATAAGTACCAACGCCACCGGTGCCGGTTAAATAAGAGGTAACAATAGTTCCGCTTTGCAATCCTGATCCCACTAAAGTAGCATTAACGCTAATAGTTCCAGAGCTTAAATTGTTGACAGTCAAAGTGGATCCAGAAATTGCGCCAGTAAATGCAGCGCTTGGAGTATATTGAGCAGCAATTGGATATTGTTGAATGCCGGTTTCTAACCATGCTGTACGGCTCATAGTACCGTAATACCAAACTCGGTCAAGATAATTGTAAACAACATACTTATCAATTTGAGATCCGCCGCTTGAATTGCTTACATAGAACCACCATACTTCGTTATAAGCTTCATTTGCTCCCGCAAAAATTTGATAAGCCTCATTAAAATTAATATCGTCATAAATGTATTGACGTAATGAACAAGGCAAGGTTTCTACACGGCCAGAGTACATATAGAATTTACCCGTCCCCATCCAATAGGTGACGTTATTTACCGTGACCATTGCATTGGGAGATATGATAGATATATTGTCCATCAAAATTTGGAATCCCCAAACATAAGGAGCTCCAAGGTATTGCATAGAATAAATAGCCGAGTCAGTCCAAACTAAAATCTCTTGGCGGGTTGCTCTGGCTCCCATAATGTAAGAACCGTTAGATAATGCAAATTCACCTGACTGATTGGTGACCGCCGGCACCCATTGATATTCATTACCTTGATCTGACCAACGAACTAACAATGGATTAAATGGTGTATTTGGTGTTCCTGAAACATAACTATTGGCTCCAAAAGCAATCACAAACCTTTGGATAGCGGAAGAAATGACTTGCAAAGTAGCCGATGGCACATAAGTTCCAGAGTAACTAGCATTGGTTGATAGCGTACTTAAAGATTGAGCGCGGCTTGCTACGCCTGTGGAATCTAACCAATAATAAATAGGGCCACCTCTTGGGGCTATTAATAGATTTTGACCATAGTTATCTGAACTCCAAAGTCTCAACTGTTGGGCTACGCCTGTGGTGGCTGCAGTACCCCAACCGCGTGAACCATATTGTGGATAAGCAATAACAGCAGAACCACCGCTTGTAGTCGTAGCAGTAGCTACAAAAGAACTTGGCAAAGGAATGCTATAGGTGCTGGCAGTAAGGGTGGTGATGGCAAATGTATTATTTATCATGCCGGAAAACACACCCGTTCCAGTAAGTGAAGTTGCCCCAGAAAATGCTACAAACTGACCTGTTGCAGTAAATCCATGCGCCGGCTGGGAAACTACAACAGTCCCACTCCCGCTGGTAGTAGTAAACGGATTGGTTCCTAAAGTAACCGGCGTAGTCGGAGACCATGCCCCTGCGCCCCAACCATTTCCGGTAGTTTCTACATCTAGTCCTATAGGGTATTCATATTGTATAACTGGAGTTCCGCCACCTTTAGCAGTAGAACTAGCCGCGTTGGGGACTGTAATTGTATAAGTGTTACCTACCCCAACAGATGTTACTGAGTATTCCCCACTGACCAATACACCACCAACTGAAGATGCTCCAGAAACAATAATGTAATCACCCACGTTTGGGGTGTAATTTAAATCTGTAATAGTAACTGCAGTGGAGCTTGCTGTTGTGGCAATAGAGCTTGCCGTAAGAGTTGTTGTGTTGTAAATTGGTGTGATATCGTTATAGGTTCCGCCAGACTCAATATAATATTTTTGGCTAGTACCAACGCCAATATAATTATTTGAACTTAAGTCTACCCAGTTCCATAGATCTCGGCATACGCCAACGTAGTTATTGTTGCTAAATTTAGTCCAGCCGCCAATTTTTTCTGGAAATCCGGAGCGAAAACGGACTTTATCGCCGTCATACCACCCACCCTCGTTGGAGTAATCTGTACCTTCGCGGTTCAATCCGGGTCTAAATTGGAGCTTTTGTAAAGGCATGAGTTATCCCAACACAGTAATTGCGTGGTTTATTTTAGCAATTCTTTGGGATAAACCCAAGTCCCCTCCGTTTATACGTTTGCTCATGAGTACAAAATCCCTAATATCAGCTAATTGATTAAGGCCATGTTTATTAAAAAACCAGCCTGCAGATAAGGCGGCACCATTAGGAGTAGCCAAAAGCTCTGGATTAGCAAGTAAATCTATGCCCAAGGCTTGACCACAGTTACGATAATTGTCTTTGCCTGTTAGCTGAAAAAGACCCCTACCGATATACATACCCGCTTCTTCGGGCGTTGTATTGCCCATACGCCCTGCATAGACTTTGCTGGCTATTTTCTGTGGATTATGGGCATATTTCTCAGCCGTATCCATATCTGGAAACCGGCTAGGCCAAGTTTTCATTAGTCCTTCGGCAGAGTAATTGAGGTCCTCTTCAAGAGTTTTGAAATTATTAGATTCAACAGAACACTGACCAATAAACGCTGCTTGACGCTTAGGTGTGTTGATATCATATTTTTCAAAAGCCGCATTAAGGGGTTCAAGCCATTTTGCGTCTATTCCTAATTCTGCTAACTGCTGATCTGTCATTTAATGCTCATCTGCTCGGTTATCCACTGCTGGAGTGTTACGGTTTGGAGGGTTGTGGCTGCGCAATCCGAAGCAAGTTGATTGTAGGCGGAGATTGCATC